TCGGTCTCGGCGCACCGTGCAGAGCACCGCCGACCAGTTTTCCGTATATCATATTTTCACCCCCATGTGAAGCTGCCCGCGCCCTGATTATAGAGCGCCGTTTTGCCTATAAGGTCATAAAGGCACGGCACACCGTTTGCATCGAGACACGGGACAAGCCGCTGTGCATTGCCGTCGGTGTAACCATATAACCGCATGATAGCCTTGCGTTCCGCCCAGTTGTTGTTGCCGACATCAAATATCAGCCCGTTTGTCGGCGTCTCGAAGTCGGCGACACCGCCCCAAGATTTTTTTAAAATATTATTGACCCACGCGCCGGACTTGTTCATTCGGATTTTTGTTCGTTCCGATGATGCAGCCGTTGTGAAACGGTGATTTTGATATTCGGAAAAATCGCCGGAGAGAGTGCTCATATTATTTTGAAACAGCGTAAGATTATTTTTGGGCGCGCTCTCGCGTGACCCGAATATGCCTGCGTTCCTGTATAGTTCACCGACTATCCTGAAATCTATGGTGATATCAGAATCCTGCGTCAGCTTGCGTCCGGTGTCGATATACTGGCTGCCCGAGGACTGCAAAAAGCTCACGGGAGTGAAGTCATCCGGCAGACCTTCGATATGCCGCGCGGCACGCGAAAAGAATTTTCTTCTTCGCCCCATCAAGTGCCCTCACCGACCTTCTGCGCCGCCAAAATTTTGTCTTTGAAGCTCAGCTCCCATGTTTCGCCGTTTTTAAAATCCGGCGCAGTGCCGATATATCCGGTGCCAGCAGGCAGAGTGACGGTGATTGTCCCGCTCTCGGCAAAGGTTAAGCGTATCCAGCACTCGAAGTCGCCTACTGGATAGTTCAAGGTTAGCGTTGTAACATCAGTCAAGCGATATTCCGTATTGTCAGCAAGTGTTATCGTTGTGCCACTTGTGACCTGCGACGGCTTAGCTTGTTTGTTGTCCCATATATTGACCTTTTCGGCGGTTATCTCATCTAAAATGCTCTTGTTATCGTGTTCATGGGCTTTATTGGCAACCGGAATATATGTGTTGTTGATAAAATTCTGCAAGCTAACATCAACCGTGCCTGCTGCGCCCTGCAAGGTAACGCCTATATATTTTGCGTACATACCTGCAAGCGCGTAATATATAGCCGTGTCAAGTCCTGCTTTTACGGTATTTTCTTCAATCTCAGCCCACGGAAATTCTGTTTGGACTTCTTCGGGCAGTTCGTAGTTGACATCTGCTGCTGTTGCTGCGCCACCGCCGCCCGATATCTCTTTGCCGTCAAACTGCAATTTTCCGTCCGCGTCTGACAGGCGGTCGAGGACGGATTTGTTAGCGTGGGTGTGGCGGGCTGCGGTGTTCCGGTTGACTTCATCGACAATGCCGGGCTGTTGCAGATCTATAGAGCTGTCACCGTCCGCCGTTTGAGAAAAGTGCAGTCTCACCATTCTGGACTTATAAATCTGTTCACTGCCGACATATCCGATAAGCGTTACGCAGCAGTAGGGTGTTGCCGTGACCGCCGACGGCAGAGGATATGAAAATGCTCCGTCCGTGGTCTGTAAAATTATCTCCGACAGACCGCCGGGCTCAAAGCAAAGGCGATACACTGCCTCTGCCGGCATGATAGCCGGTGGAGTAACAATAAGCTCCGTGGCGTAATGTTCCCCTATTATTCCGGCTTCGCAGTCATATCGGTTATCGGCAAAATTAAGCCGACACTGTCTCATCTTCTTCAACAATAATTTCACCTGCTTCCCGGTCTTTGTCGTCCTCTTCGAGCGAGGACAGCAGTTTGTTGAGTTCGTCTTTAATGCCGATGCACACCATGCGGCAATTCTCATAAGTTTTCTGTTCGGCTTCGATCTCGGCTATGCGAGATTTGATTTTTTCTACTGCTTTTGATTCTGTCATATCATCACCTCGTGATTGTTATTGTGGTGCTATTTTAATCGACTTACCCGTTCCATATCTGACATAAACACCGTCATCACCAACGATAATATAACCTGTATATTTCGAGCCGGTGAGCTTCAGTGTGATTTCACCGTCAGCGTTTTGATAGATATCACTCCTGGCGATAATAGCGTTATTCTTATCACAGACCTCTATTGCGCCGGATGGTAAATTCGATTGTCCGCCAACGCCAAACGCCGCCGAATACAGATCCAATCCGCCGACAGGTCTATAATGTTTCAACCCCGCAAACTGGTTGTATCCCAAAGGATTGGTTATCAGAGTTTTTCTTATTTTGGTTGCATCAGCTTCTATTCGCATCCAATCGTATTGCCAAGCAGTCTCCATATCTGCCCACGGCTTTGCAGAGGTTACATAGTCCGTGCCATTGTTCACGGACTTACCGAAACGAAACCCGGCATTGCTACTGCCGCCAAGCGTATAATCGACCGTAGCGAATGTCGCATACCAGTTTGCTACGGTTGAACTCTGCCATACAAGCGTGTTTGCCATGCCAAAAAACTGCTGGCTGCCCTCGCTCGCAGTTCCGGTACTTTGATAAAGTTTAAGCACGCCAGATGATAGATCCGCTTTATACCCCTCACTTTCTGCCGTAAATGAGCCGTCTTTTACCTTTATGCCCTGCGCATTTATGGTCGTTGTTGCGTTGCTCAGTTCGGACGGTGAGCCGAGATTATCAAAACGGATATTTATCTCGTTACTCAGCTGCTCGATAGTCGACGAAGTGACATAATCTCCTTCGATTTTTTTCACCTTTGACTGGATGCTGCTCGCTGTCTGCTTCAGCGTGCTCATCTCGCCGGACAGCCCGTTCATGTCTTGGACGAGCGTTTGAATACTCAGGTTCTGGTGGTCAACCTGCAGCTGCACCTTTTTGAGCGTCTGCATAACGCTGCCTGCCATCTTGTAATCAGTTTTCTTGACTATCTGAGCCTCTGCGGACACTTTTGACTTGATGCGAGCAGTAGTTTCTATCTGCAGCACCGTAGCCGTGAAATATGTCCCGTCCTTATCCTGGACGCTTATGCTGTCATTCAGGTCGAGAATATAATCATCAATGCAGTCGGTTATCTGAAACGGCACGATTGACATGCCGAAGATCTGCGCAGCGATGGTTTTTATGCTACTCTCCCGCGTTTTGTCGATGAAAGGATTATCGTCTATGCGCCACTGGCAAAGATTCTCCGGTGCGGTTGACGGGTATGTGATATCGTCGTCATATCCGTCATGCCCGAAGACCAATGAGTTTATAACGCCGAACTTAGGCTCCTTTGAAACCGCCTTATACCGCGCCTTGCCTATCTGAATACCCGTACTGACCGGCTTGCTTATGCGCAGTCCCCCGATACGGCTTATCTGCGCTATGCAGCCGCCGAGTTCGGCGGCGCGGGAGATCAACTCTCGGTCCGTAACTGAGGCGTCCATATTCGGCGCTTCTGTCAGCTTGAAAGTCGACATCGGGAAAGTCGTTGTCTCGAGCGTAATGCCGTGACGCGTGCATATCTCCCGCACGAAAGCGCCCAATGTTGTCGGATAAGTCAGGCTGCCGCCATACGCGCAGTCAAAAAGCACTGCACGGTCAGTACCTTTGAAAGATATCGACCGTGCAGTTTTGTTGTTTGTAATGTCCTCGTCCTTGGCAGTAAAAAGCCCCAACGGAATCCATGTCACCGAACCGTTTATCTCGAGTCCACGATATACAGATACCTCTTTTCCGTTCAGGTCTATGGACCCGTCGAGATTGTATATCTCAAACTCACAGCTTTTCGCCGGAAACCCGCCTATCATTTTGCTGTTGGAATGCGATATCTTCGGGTATGTTTTCAAATACTGCTGTCCGGTATAAGTCGCATTTCCTACTACTATTTTTGACTTCGGCACACGGACCCTGGAGGATGCTATGTAGTTTTTATAGCTTGTACTCGCTGCGTACATATTTTGTCCTCCTTAACTGTTCGGAACGGTCTGAACGAAACGTAGCTCAAACGCCTCAATGACGTATTCGCCGTTAATCAGCGCGTGTGCCGTCACTGCATCAGAAACCGGGTACATCGTCTTAGTCAAAAACGCACCGGCACGAAGATCATAAAATTTTACAGTACATTCGGTCATCGCCCTGACTTGCAGAATTTTCCTGATCTCCGCCTCGGTCTTATCCTTTTCAAATGTCAGAATGAGCTTGTCGCGCTCCGGCAGAACTTCGCGGATCATCAAATTTTCATCGGTCGCGCCCGACCCTTCCGAGTCAGTCTGCGGATATTCCCAGCCCATCCCGTCGGCGGTGAGTGTTATGCTGCCGTTTATAAGCACTTCATATTTTTCCACACTTTACACCTCCAGAAGAATCCTGCCCTCGGCTATCTGGGCTTCGTTGATAGTTTTGATTATCGTGCGTCCGTCGGGATAGCGGATAAGCAGTTCGAGCTGCAGCTTAACCTTTTGGGCAAAACCGCCCGCCTTGGCGAGCGCAAGCTCGACCTGCTCGCGAATCTTTGACTCGGGCGACACTATTTCGCCCTCACGGGTGTTATCGCCGACGATAGCAAGCTGCGGATTGTTTGCCGCTACCCAGCCACCCTGGGCGAGCTTGGGAACATTCAATTCGCTGAGCGGCGATATACTCACTCCGGGGATATTGTTGATGAGTGATATAGCGCGGTTTATCGCGCGGATAAATCCGTTTATGGTTCGCTCGGCAAACGATATGATTTTGTTAACGACCGTTTTAAAGGCATTACCCATCGTTTCGCCGACCTTTGTTCCTATTGTCGAAAATTTAGAGCGTATCGTCTCCCAAATTCCCGAGAAAAATGACCCTACCGGCGCAAACACACCCTTGATAGCCGCCCACGCTTCGCTAAATTTCTGCTGGAAGTATGTCTTCACATTCGCGAAGGTTGTCATTATTCCTGCCCAGAGGTTCGAGAAAAAGTTTTTAATCGGCTCAATGATGTTTACGCTAAACCAATTCGCCACTGTTGCCCATACGGCTTTTATTCCATCCCAAGCTCTCGAAGCTGCTGCTTTCAGCTCGTCCCAATGCTTTGCGCACAAAATTATAACTGCGATCAACGCTGCTACTAAAGTCACAATAATCCCGATAGGATTCGCATTCATGACCGCATTGACAACCGCCTGCGCAGCTGCATAAGCCTTGCTTGCGACCTCTACCGCAATCATAATGCCTTTATAAGCAAGCCATGCTGCACCGACAAGCCCTATGGTATACGCGAGGCCCTCAAGAATTGGTTTTCCATCCGTTTTCAGCCACTCAAGCACGCCGTTAAACGCCGACAACTTGTCGTTTACGCCCTGCAAACCTTCGGCAGCGTCCGGGGCGAATCCCTCCACAAGATCGCCATAGAGATCGGCAATATAACCGACAACGATCATGATGATTTCTCCGACAGTGCCCAATATCTTCACAAGATTATTAAAGGTGTCTTTACCGCCGTTATCCCAGATATATTTAATGCTTTTTGTGACACGTTCGGCAGCTCTTGCTATTTTCTCAAACAGCTCGAGTGTTGTGTTGGCAAACGACCTTCCGCCCTCGCCTTGCCACCAATTTTTTATGACATCGCCCACGCCCTTTCCAACCTCTTTCAGATTGTTAAAGGCGTTTTTTATGCTCTGTACAATCGGTTCTCCGTGCGCCTGCCAGGCATCGGCGAGAGGGTCAAAGAATGTACCCAGCTCCGCCGATGCGCTTGACAGCTGGTCTTTCAGCGAGTTTACGCCGCCTATAGTCGCCGCTTCAACCCCCGACGCGCCCGCCGAGCTTCCGCCCGTGCCGGTATCGGATGCGCTTGATTTGCTAAGCACATTGATCTCGTCGTATGACGCAAAAGCCTTTTTGACTTTCTTGGCGGCTTTTTCGGCAGCCGTGCCGGTGTTGTCAATAGCCTCGGCGGCCTCCGTTGCCCCCGCAGTTACGCCGCCAAGGGATGTCACATCGGGCATCTCAAGCCCGATTGATGCCATCGCCGTTTTCAGCAGACCCAAAAACTTCAGCAGCGCGTCAAGCGCGGTCTGAATTGCCGGGATAAAAAGGTTTAGTATCGGTATTATCACATTGCCGATTTCTGTTTTTAATGACGTGAATGTCGCAGACAGTTTTGCGACCCTGCCGGCAAAAGAAGTTGCGTACTTTGCCGCGTCGCCTGTCTGCCACTTTGTTTCTTGCAGAATACCGTTGACCTCGGCTTCTATCTTTTGCTGCTGCGTGAGAGCGTTTGTTGTTGTGCCGATAGACTTGGCATAATCTTCCCACATTTTCGCCACATTCTTGGTAACACCTGCGTTGTCAACAAGGATAGAATTTTCGTTTTTCAGACCCTCCGTCGCCGTGGAGATGGCATCACCATATGAATAAGACGCCTGACGGCCAAATGCCGCAGCATCTTTCAGCGCAGTCATTGTCTTTTCTATCTGCTCGGTGCTGTATCCGCGAGCCGCAAGGTTTTTGTATGCGGTCACAGCGTTGTTAAGCGGCACGAGACCGTCAGAAATATAATCCTGGATAAATCTGTTTGCTTCGCCGAATGACTTCTTCTGCCCGTTCAGAATGGAACTCAGACCCACCCACGCGGACTGCGTCTCGCTCGCTACCTCAACGCACTTTTTACCGAAAGAAACGACGGCGGCCGCCGAAAACGCAACGCCTATTGCCTTGCCGACCTTGCCCATCGCGGACGAAAACACGCTCTGAGCCTGTCCGGCCGCGCTTTTTATTTCCTTGGAAAACGCACCACGGTTTGTGTTTATGTTAAAAAACACAGAGCCAACATTAGTGCCCTGCGGCATATTCTCACCCCCCTGCGAGATTTTTAAAGAGCTGTTGGAACTGTTCCACGGTCATCGTATACTGCACAGAACCCGCCTTAGCAGCACGGAACCGCTGCCACTTTCGGCGGATATCCTTCTCGGCATTCGTCATCTCGCGTATCTTCTTCGGGTCCTTTTCGGATCTGACCGAGATAACATATCCGAGCGGCGTATCGTGCATAATGCCTGCCAGCAGTTTCCTGTACTCCCTGACCGATATATCTTCCGTCAGAAGCCTAATACCGTACTGTTTGGCAAATGACGCTACAATAAGCGGCTCGTCAAACTGTTCGTCGTAATAGGCTTCTTCGGTTAGTTTTTTCTTTCTTTGGCTGCTTTCTTGAGATCTTCATAGTCCTCGCCGGTTATGGCTGCCATGACGTAAAATGACAGATTCGTATAACCTGACACAGATATATCGCTGTTGTTTACCAGCTCGGCAACCGCTTCTTTGCCGAGCGCAAGGGCGAGAATCTCGGCATCGACATTATCACCGCCCCTTTCCTGCACCTGCTGAATCTTGTCCCAGGTGGACTTTCTGTCATCGACAAGGTAAAGCTTGTCGCCGATTTTAAGCTGCGGATGATTGTCGCCCGAAAGAATGGCGTCGCCTGTATCGATTATTCTCATATTGATTCGCTCCTTCTTTGAGATTTTGGATAAAAATAGGACTGCCGCATTGTGCAGCAGTCCCGAAAATTATGAGCCCGTAGCCGGTGTGTAGGTCGGCTTGCCGTTGCTGATAAGGTCAAACGCCAGCGGATTGACGGCGGTCGCATCGTCGCCGGCATAATCGCTAACCGACACGACGACATCGCCGTTAAACGTCGCACCGTCGGGGAATGTCACCTTGATTTTGGAATCGCAGTCGCGTCCGTTCTTGAGCGCGAGTCCTGCAATATAATCGTTGCCGGGGTCGCCGACATTGCGCTTGCCGCTCATGGAAAGCGTGTATGACTTCGCGGTCGCCAGTGCCCTCTGCCAGCCGTCCTCGGTGATTGAGTTCCAGGTCTCTACGCCGGTTTCAATCGAAAGCTTTGCATTTTCCATGTCGGCTATCGGCGCAAATGTCGAGCCGCTTGTGCATATCTCGATGTCGAGATCATACACTGGGAAAACTCCTGAAAAATCAGCCATATTTTCACTCCTTTTTTATTTGTCGTAATAGACATCGAATTCAAAAGAATATTCATATACTCCGTTGCCGTCTGTCCCCAAGTCAATAGGACCGTCATAGCGGGAGATAACGAATGCCCTTTTTCCGTCGATTTCAAAGTTTTTCTCATCGAAAAAGTCGTAAATGCTCTGCGCCTTGTTTTCGGCTGCATCTGCATTTCGTGTCCAGCGCAGCAGAACCGTAACAGACAGCATGCCGTAGCTTCTGTTGACTTTACCGCCCACAGTCTGCATCTTTGCCGAGCCGACTCGGGAGTGATAGAAACAAATCGCTCTCTCAGCGTCGTCGTCTATCTTCCCGATGGAGATAATGTCCGTCCAGCTGTATGCGGTTTTAAAAAAGTCTTTTAATACTTTCAGCGTCATCCGCCGCAGCTCCTTTGCATGAATTTCGCGAAGACCCGCTTTGCATAATCCTTTTTCTGACCGGAGATATACGGTTCGAACCACGCTCCGCCCGCCGCTTTGTTTTCAGTCCGATTGAAATTGTACTCGGGGTGAAAATAAAGCCTGCGGGCATACGGCGTATCGGACACGATATATACCTTGCCCGTGGCCGCTTCTTTGTCGTCGATGAAAGTGGAGCGGTTCTGCAGCTGTCCGGTCTTAAACGGCATCGTCTCCGCCTGCTGAAGATCCGTCTTCAGCGCGTCTGCCGTTTTTACCAGGTTGCGGGAAATTGCTTTTTCAATGAGGTTTATGTTTGCCGTGTTGAGCTTCACTGTGACCTTCATTTCAGCTCAAACTCCGTATGATTCACCGTACCATCCGGATTTTTAGCTCTGATGCCCGAATAGATTGTCATTTCGCGTTTGTGAATGGTAATCGTACCGCTCGATATTTCGCGCATCTTCGGCGCAATATCGCCTTTTACGATAACCTTGCCGACAAGCTCGGTATATTTACCGTCTTTGTCGTACAGCCGTTTCCTGCGCTCAGAATAGATGCAGGAGGCTTTTATCGGGGCGTGAGTTTTCGGCTCTCCGTCCTCACTGATGTCGGGCTCGTCAAGCCGTATTTCGCAAGGCGTAACGCAAAGGAAATCCGGGAACGGCAGTTTCTTAATGCTGTTTGCCATCATGATATCCTCCCTGTAAGTCCGGTCTGCTGCAGCAGGGCATACGCTACGGGACTCATTCCGAGTCGCTCGTAGACCTTGCCGGAATCCTTGACCGTAACGCTTATGTCAAGCACGCTATAGCTCTGTATACCCGAGCCGTCATATCCGTTTTCGTGAATATAATCCGCCTGGTAACATGCGGCGAGCCTGATTTTTTCCTGCTGAAACTCGGTAAGGTTTTCAAAACCGCGCCCTTTGATGCGGTTGAAGGTCGCTTCGTCAATCTTTATCTCGGCCAAAGACAAAGAGGCTTCGATTTCACACGAAGCCTCCTGCGTACCGTGAAAAGATTCTAAGTAGAAATTGACGTCAGCATACATTATGCATCAACTCCGTCAAGCGATATCGGTGTCGACAAACACGCTGTCGACCTTGTTATCCTTGCCGTTGGGGAATACGAATACATCGGAGAAAGCACGGTTCTGATACAGCCAACCGTCGCCCTCGGTGTGCGCTCCCGGTGCGAAGAAGTAAATACTGTTGACCTTCGGCACGAACTTCGTGGTAAGAGGCGAAGCAATCAGGATATTGATCTTCTTCGAGCCGGCAGCATCAACCTCGTAGTAGCTCGAAGTGGACGGATTGCCGGTCGGGCTCTTGACGGCGGTATACTTTTCACCGCTCTTGGTGTAATAGGTCTTGCCGGCAACAACGCTGGTATCGGTTGACGCCTTATAGGTCGTCTCTGCAGGCGCGAAACCGCCATCCTCTCCGTCGAAGTCGAAAGTGTCATAGAACACCTCGTCGTCGATGACCTCGAATACAGGGACACCGTCAATCTTTGTGACGCGGGTCTCGATACCGATGCCGCCCTCTGCGATCTGAGTCATCTCGATTTTCTTGGCAAGCTCAGCGCTCTGCTCGAGAAGATCCATTATTTCCGATCTGACATAGACGATAAGCGCACCCATCGCCTTGTATCTGCGAAGCTTGCCGGAGCCGAGTGCCTTTTTGATTTTGGTGAAGACATTGGCAGCGGTATAATCACTGAGCTTTGTTTCGGTATGATAGCCGTCGAGCTTCTTTGCCTGCGCCGCGACGCGGGAGAAGAAGAGGGCGTTAGCCTCGGGCACCTCCTGCGTGCGGACAAAGGTCTTGGAGATATTCTCCATCGACGCTGTCGCATTGGTCTCATCGACATCGAGCTTATCGACAAGGAACTCTATATCCCTGTCGTGCGTGACGGTGAACGGAACATCCGTCTGCACGAAGACTCCGCGGTTCCAGCCGCCGTTTCTGTTGTGGCTCTTATAGCCGCTGGTTGACATCTGGGTAAAGTGGAAGGTCTTAGCCGAAAGCCACTTCACTGCGGTCGTAATAAAGGGAGAAATGAGCGAATCCTGCGTGAGGATCTCGAGAAGCTCAGGCTCCCATCTTTCTGCGTAGTTTGCCGTGTTAGGCATTTTTCAACACTCCTTTAGTAGTTAAATCTGTTCCAGCTCTTTTGAGCTGTCTTTTTGGCGGGTGCTTTCTTGCTCTTGTCCTCCTGACCGTCCCCGCCTATACTGAATCCGGGTCCCCCGTCCTCAGCCTTGTCGGTCAGTTCTGTCCATGTTTTCAGCAGTTCGGTGACTGCGGCGGAAGCTTTTTCGCGGCTGAATTTGCCGTCATCGTCGAGGCAGTCCGCGCGGTCGATGAGTTTGACCGCCTTAGACACCTTGTCTGCTTTGACATGTGCCGCAAGCATCACAGCTTCCAGGACTGCGCCTTCGGCCATTGCACGAGCCTCTGCGAGTTCGGCGGCTACTCGGGAGTTCTGCTCCGCGCCGTCCGTCTCCGGCTCTTCCTGCTTATCAAGCTGCGCCTTCTCGATAAGCTCTTTGACCTTTGCCCTGTCGGTCTTCTCGGTTATACCGAGTTCCTTCATAAGCTTGGCGACTGCCTTCTTGCTGTTCTTGACACTGATGTTGTTTACTTCCTCGTCGGTGTACTTTTTTTCGGGCTGAGTCTGCTCGTTCTGCTCCTCGTTGCCCTGCCCCTCCGTGGTTTCAACATTCTTGTTTTCTTCTGCCATTTTTTACACTCCTTTTCTCAGTTAAGGTCAACTGTTACCCTGTTTTACGATACAGGCAAACGATTTTTGGATATAAAAACAGCGCCTTGCAGTCAAATGCAAGACGCTGTAATTATTAAATTATCTACTACCATCTGGGCGAAAACATAATTTCGTAAGCGGCATACTTTTCAGTTTCCGTAAGTCCTACTCCGTTTTCTATCGCACTTTTCAGATGGTTCTCGTGAACAGCCTTTCTGAATTTTCTTCTGTTTTCCTCGGTATCATTCAACTTTCTCGGAACGCTTTTACTGGTTATCAACCTTTTGAATTCCGAATACGGCATATCAGAAGGATAATTAGATTTTTCACGAGGGTCATCTGCCATAAAGCCAATTGCCAAGGCTTTAATGGTATCTTCCGTAAAAAATTCATGTAATAGCTTCTTTACCGTTACCATACAAAAGGTTCACCTCTGTATCATCTTAGCGTAAATCTTTATACAACTGATTCCGTTATTATTATACACTTTTGAACCTAAAAATTCAAGAACCGTATTGGGTTTTGTTATAAATTCACTCTCTGCCCAATTATTCGTCAACATTCCTCTGGTTCCAACTGGCATTTGAATTTCAAATTGTATTGGGTAATGTGTAAAATAGTTTACTTTTTCGCACATACTTATACTCGTAAAGGCTTTATCTGTGATCTTCGCCTCACCCATGATAATTTTTTTGTTTATTTGATCAACTATGATTTGTGCGCTTTTTGCGTCTTTAGGAACCTTTATAAACCTTACTTTCCCCATAGCGTTTGGAATGGCTGCTTCCTTCACTAAACCACTTATGTCAACACCCAACACATTTTGAAGATATTCACAATTGACCTTGCGAAAACCTACATAGTTTTTTCTTAATTTAAAACAAGATGTAAGTCTTTCCAAAATTCTCATGGTTTTCTGATACTTGCCTTCCGGCGGTCCTTCGCTAAGACCTCTTAGCCAGTTATTTATTTCGGAGTAGCCTATTGAATTCTGGATATACCCGCCATCCTTTGCCCATATCATCGCATTATCTTCAGAGGATATATTCTGATTGAGATACTCTTCACGTATAGCTGCTTTGTAATCAATCTCGTTGTCATACGGCAGCACTTCATACTTGCCATTCTCTGTAATATCAAACGGCTTTGCAAGATTGTCGAGAGCTTCTTTTTTCCGCTCCCACTCTTTGAGCTTCGCCTGATATCTCGCCACATTCTCGGGATCGACGCTGCCGACTGTCAGGCGCTTATACCGCTGCACCATGTTTTCTATGTGCGCACGGTTGTATCGTCCGTAATCGGAAACATCGTTTTCCTCGTTGTTGTAGTGATTGATTTCTTCAAGTTCCGGATAATAGGTTCCGAGTCCGTGCCGGCAACGAGGATGGAACAAGCCGAGCTTCATCGCCTCGGACAGCAGCATATAGTCGCCGTCGTCCGGCTTGCCGCCGGAATACACATCATCAATGAGCACCTTGCGCTCAAACGGTCTGCAGAGTTTGCAGGCGGAAGCGTGATGCGAAATAATTACGAGCGTCTCGCCTATGCTTTTGCGGAATTCACCCTCACCCACCATATATGCCCGCTGATTCGCCGTTCGAACGGCCATCGAAGCATAGTCCGCGATGTTGACCCTGCGTCCGTCGCGGTACTCGATGCAGTTGATTCCGCGTTCCAGAAAGTCTTTCACAGCCATATCGTATGCCTGTGTTTCGGTCATCACGCCGTTTGAGGCATACATTCCTGCTCGAAAGATGGTCTGCCGATAGGTGTCGTTCATCATACGCAGCACGGCAGTATTTGCCGCACCGAGATCGTTTTTCAGGGCGTTAATCATCCCGCTTATCTTTCGGTCGTTGACCTTGAAGAAGCTTTTGCGCATGGTCTTTGCGGATTTATAGCCCTTGCCGAGGGCTTTTTTATAGCGCTTCAGCTCATGCTTCGAGCCTTGCCGCAGCTCAGACTTCATATGTTCCGACACTTCGTCCGACAGCCCGCGAGTTCGGCTGCTGATAATCTGCCGGTTCTCGCGTTGGTAGCGTTTCAGCTCCTTGAGCTTTTCCGCCTGCCACTGAGGGTATCTGAGCCCGGCGTCTGCCTCCTCGGCAAGATGACGGGTGAGGTTACGCTGCATCGACTCGATGAGATAAAGCTCCATATCGCGATAGATCTGTGCTATCTCTCTGTCAAAATCAACGCCGCTCATCTGTTACCTCACTCAAAATCGTTCAGCGCGGGTTCGTTCATTTCGAGGATACCGCGCTCCTCTTTTATGCGCTTGACCTCTTCCGCCTTCCAATCGTCGTCCTTGTCGTCGCCATAGAGTTCGTCGACCTGGGTCTTGGTCGACATTATGCCGCTGGTTGCCGCTTTGCCGATAGTCTCGACTTGTGCCTCAAATGACGGATTCGCATAGCCGCCGAAGTTAACGGTCACGTCAACCTCTTTGCGCTCGCGGTTGTTAAGCGTGCAGTAAAAATCAAGCGAAGCCTGCACAAGGTCGCATAGTGCTTTGTTGAGAACATCGGTAACGCGGTTGCGCGTATAAAGCGTGGTTTTTTCCTTTTCGCGCTGCGCCTCGGCGTTGTCGAGCTTTTTAACGTCAATGCCGAGCGTGGACGGGGAAATTATGCCCTGCAGACAGAGGTCAAGTGCGGTGCAGTACGAGGACAGTAAAGCCTCATACTGGATGGTGCCCTGTGTCGTCTCGATTTTCTGCTGCGCGCCCTCCGCCATGCTGCCCTGCAGTTGGATATAATCATTATCAAAGTCATTACTTTCGAGAACCTCTCCGGTGCGGACATTGCGCGGCAGCAGGTCAACTGGTATGTACTCCTTTATCTGACCTTTGCGCACGGCGAGCATCCACTGAGAAAACACCTCGTCAAAGGCATCAAAATCATCGAGCTTGCCGTCATAGATTGATTTTCCGCGCCCGGGGTAAATAGTTGACCGTCGGAACATCAAAGGCACTGCGGGCAGGAAATGAGCGTTATTTTTGATGTTCTTGCATCCTTCAAGCTCCGGGAATGCAGAAATATCTACTTCCTTATCGTTCGACACATCCACCAGCGAATATGTTATGCTGTCATAGTCGTACCGCTCTTTGAGCAGATACGGCTTCTGATTGATAGTCCGCTTTGTCTTGAAAACAACCGCACTGATTCTGCCGCGGTTATATTCAAAATCCACACGGTCAGCAGGATAGAACTCAATAATCGGCAATTTGCTAACCGTGGGGTCATACGACAATTTAAAAGCGCCGTCACCCAGATACAAAGTATCTCGGACGGCGTCGCTTATTATGTCGGTTATGAGGTTTTCTTCGGCTATGTTCTCCCACACCTTCCCCATGTCGGGGTCATCAACGGTAATAGCATACAGGTCTCCGACACAAACATCGGTCAGCGTATCGACTATCAGTGACGGCAGCCCGGTGTGAATTTTGCGGATCTTCATTCCGCGCGTCGGCTTGCTGCCCCAAAAGTGTCCGTTGCCTATGTTGTCCTGAATATGCGCATAAAGCTCTTCGATTTCGTTCGCCCTGCCGCGATACCAGATACGGTCTTTAAATACTTCGGCGTCATGGTCCATAAGCTGATGGATATTTATAGACACTCCGTTATCTGTGCTGATATTCAAAAAGTTCCTTACGGCGGTTCTGACTCTGTCGCCTAGGCTCATTTAATCACCCTCCTGTTACTGCGCCGATCTGCTTAACATACGGCAGCCATCCGTACTGCGACGCATTTATTGTGTGGTCGTTTCGGTCTTCCGGCTGATTGTCTTTGTCCTGCTGCCAGCTGTACAATTCGAGCTCTGCGATGTGGTTCTTGCAGTGGTCGCACACAAGGTAATGCCCCGTGTGCAGCCAGCCGAGCTGCAGGTTTATACGGTCAATTATCTTTGTCGCCTTATAGGCGTTGTTGAAAGAATAGAGACAGGCGTTATTCCGACGGTACTTCAAAAGTTCCGTCATAGTTGCCTGATCCGCGGAATCGATAAAGACATTCCGTGCGAGCCCCCACTCCTTGCGGTTGCGCTCCAAAAAGTCAATGTAGTTGCGCACCGTGTCGCTCGGCGCTATCGGCTCGCTGATGTCTCGGTTGTTATAGACCCGCTCGTCAAGGCATATTACCTTTCGGTCGTCGGTGATGCCGAGAAACATCATCGCTATCGTGTCCGGAGACTGCGAGGAATACGCCGTATCAAGCCCGGACGAAAACGCGATGAACTCAAACGGATCATTCTCATCCTCTAAGCGCTTGCGTATCGCCGCTTTTGATATAACATGCCGCTTGCGGTCAAAATTAGAAAAGACAAGCCCGGTGGCTCGTCCTCTCAATCCGAGTATTTTGTTTTTATATATCTTCGTGCCGGCGGGAACGTTGCTTATAATCTGCTGCCGCTTTTCGGGTGTCAAGGCGGCATTGTGGTCAAACGAAAAGTACCACCACACCCAACCGGGCTTTGCCGGCTCGGAAAGCATCTCAAGCAGTTCCGTCGGCGCGTCGTCCACATATTCGGGTAACGGTCGGGAACGGTTAATATATTCCGAATACACCGGCAGGTTCGGGTCGTCGGGGTTGAGCGTAGCAAGCAGATAATCGCAACGCATAGCCGCCTCGCGCACATACTCCATATCCGCAATGTTTATCTCGTCGATATAAAGGCAGCCATACTGGCCGCCCAGAGCCTTTTTCCAGCGAGCTTTGTTGTCGTAGCCGAGCACATAGATTATTTTGTCCTCTGCTCCTGTGCGAAAGACGATATGCGGCAAGCTGTACTGACCCTTACCGCCGCTGTTGTATTCTACCCGGGAGCCGAACACATCTATAATGCCGAGCTCCTTGTTGATGATGTTTTTTTCGATTGTTCCGGTGTCCAAGCCGCTGACGATGTGAATCTTTTTCGGGCTCGCCGCAACGCGGAACATAAACTTCATAATGCCGACCGTAGTCTTGCCGGCATAGGTCGTCCCCTCGAGAAACTCGACCGACGCCGAGCGGCAGCGGAGGAAATCGCGGAACTTCTTACTCAGCAGGACCTCACTCATCGCCGCTCAACTGCCTCAGAATACTGTCGAGCTTGTCTGACGGTTCTATCTTAGCTTCAATTCCATCCTTAAACAGGCTGAAACGCTTGCCAAGCAGCTCCGCAGCCTTCAGGCGCTCTTTTTCGTCCGGCGGCTTATCCAGAACCTTTGCCGCACTGCAGCCGTCGCCTTGACCTTCCACAACCACGACGCTCGCCGTGCTGTCTCCGCGCATCACGGCGGTGAGGTACTCCATGACCTCCTGCGCGTCGGCTATCTTTTTCGAGCTCAGTTCATCGAGTTTTGCTTCGATGTAGGCTTTAACATTAGCATTTGTTAGCAGCCTTGACGCATTGGCTCTCGCAGCATCATCTGATTTTATCCGTGGATAAGCAGCCTTGTATGCTCTTGTCGCGTTGCAGTCGATGATGTACTCGTCTGCAAACCGCCTTTGCTTGTCGGTCATGGGTTCACCTCCGTTCTTGTGACTTGAAATAAAAAAACACCCTTTCGGGTGTAAAAAAATAAAAAATTTTTTTAATTTTTTGGTAAACATAGCGTTACTCTACGCTATAATAGGGGTACAGCGAGCGCAGCTATTCGCACCTCGCAAGTCTCTAAGGAAGGAGTAATGCATATGTCAACTTATGAGTTGATCACTTCAATTTGCAGGATATTATCTATTATAATTGAGCTTATCAATACCTGCAAAAAAGAAGGAAAACCCACATGGCGTGGGCGAGTGAAAATCTCGCTCAACATTCCGCTCTTATTATATGCAGAGATTATGAAAAAATCAAGTACTGTTATTGCAATCATTTTCATCGTCGCAAGCATGTCGCTTTGGTGCATATCGAGATTCGTCAGTTACATACCTGGCATTATCATCAGCGTTTTTGCAGCAATATGCGGCGTGTGCGCAATCATAATTCTCGCAAGAAAGGATGTCTAAGATGACAGTAAAACCAATCAAATTGTCCCCGAAGCGCGGAAACCACGGTCATATCACAAGCTACACTATCAACATCGGCTCTGCCGAAGCAAGAGAATGCGGCTTTACCGAAGACGGTGTGCAGCTCGAAAAGGTCGTTGACCTTGACCGCAAAGAGATCATCATACGAATCAAAAACGAATAAGTCATGCAGGCGGCGCGATTTCGCGCCGTCTTTGCTTTTTACATTTCAAAGACCCCGCTATTTATGACGCCGCGGGGCAGGCGTGTGTGAAAGGGGACATAAAAATGAAGAATAGAATATCGGTAACATTCTTCATCCTAATGCTAACAGAAATGAATTCCTCATTGTCCTCAACTTTGCCGAATATAGCGATAGCAAATATTGCTACAATTCTTAGCAGTGTTATTACCGCCAGTCTTTGCCGCCACATCTTCCCATGTCAGTCCCTCGATAAAGCGCAGCGTGAATATCTGCCGGGTCAGGCTGTCGGGAATGTCCGATATGTAGCGCTCAAGTCGGCTGCGCTCATATATGCGCTGCTCGATTTTAGCCTGGATTATAGCTTCGAGATCCGTTATCTCCGCTATGCAGCGTTCAAGCGCAGGCTCAGGGTTCGGGCTATGCGGCATACCGTCGTAGTTCGGCGACCTCGGACAGAGCAAATTTGCCCGCAGTTCCGCAAGCCTCTCACGGTCAAGCTCTATCTCCTTGTCAAGGTAGTACAGCTGCGACAACTCTTTAAGCGTCATTTAACAGCCTCCTCTCGGGTTTTGTCGTGCTTTTCAATCTCCGGCTTCAGACAATGCCAAAACGGGCACAGCGGCTTTTCTCCGCCGGTCTGGACGAGAAACACACAATGCTCATCCGGACACATCTCAGGCACTGATGTCACCGCCCCTCATGATATCCACCGTGCATAAAGCTTGCCAATCTTTCCGGCACATCTGCAAATTCGTCCCCATCGACACCCGCAAACACTACCGTTCCGACGAAGCTATGACCGCCTATATCGAGATTGTACGGCAGGTTCCAAAGTATGCCTTCCTCGTTGCAAATAATCACAAGACCTGATGCGAGTGTCACTGTCTCGATGTATCCGCCGACGATGCTCTGTAAAGTGCCGAGGTCGTTTGCTACAGTCTTTATCTCCGGCGCTTTTCCCGGTTCTTTGATGATGACCTTTATTTTTTCTGCCATGATTTGTCTCCTTTCAAAAATCCCATTTCAATGAGTTCCCGGCCGCATCTCGGGCAAATATACCCACTATCATCTCCTGCCTCGAATATCTTGCAGCAGTAATAACATCTCAGGCAGTGTGTGTCCCGCTCGCTTGTCCGCTCCCGTATGTAGCGCCTGTTGGTCTCTTCCTGGGTTATTTGTTTCAGCATGGCAGCTCCTCGATTCTCACATAAATTCCCGGCACAGCAGCCCAGAACTTTTCGCAGATCTCCGAAGTGACCTGAGCATCGTCTCTCCAAAAGTGCAGGCGGGTCATGCAGTCTTTCAAGGCTTTCTCAAGATTGTCCGTATCGGGCTTCGAGGTTTTCCATTCCCCGTCTCTGTGCTTAGTCCCTGTATTGCTGAAGCACCATTTGACCATCAGCCTGACCGCGCCCGAATACGGTTCCTGCGGAATGTGTTCTGCCAGGTGTGCCGTCAGCTTACTCCTTGCCGCTTTCAGCTCGGTTGAATCGTACATTATCGCCTTACCGTTTTTGACGGTTATCTTTTTGTCGTGATGCGTTACCGTGGGCGGATGCATCGGCATGAAAAATTCAGTTGTCATTTCAGTTTCCTTTCTTTTTTGTTTTTGAAAATCGCCCTTGTCAAGGTAGGGAAGAAGTTGTGTGCGGCGGCAGCCTAAGCCGCCACACTTCTTTCCCTTGACTTTGAGGGAAGGGACATTCCCCACTTATATATGAAATATATAAGTGTTTTTTCCCTCAGAGGGAATTTCTCGATTTTTTATCGACTTTTTCCTTGTGAGGGAATTTCTCGATAACCATTCGACTTTTTCCCTTGTAGGGAACGGGAAATTTTATCGACTTTTTCCCTTGTTTTTCTTTCCAACTTCTCCGTCGTCAATCCAAAAACCACCATGCTCTGTCAACCTTTTGCGAACCGTTTTCGCTGTTACTCCGAGATATTCAGACAACTCATTCACTGTTACCCGTCCATCCATATTGCAGGCATCGAAAGCAGTTTCTATGCTGCTTGTTCTATCCTTTTTTCGCTCGGATGAGGTCTTTTTGCTGCTGAAGTTTCTCCTGAAAGGCGAGTTTTTCGAATTAAAATCGCTATCCGGCTTTATATTCTCCAGCACTCCGGTATCATCTATCCGATGCACGGGGTAATCGAACCAAAGATTGACCGGAGCGAACTTCGGGAACTCACGCAGGGTGCCCTCGACGCGCCACGCGGTACGCTGCTCTATGCTGTTCCACGCTGTTCTGACTTCGGCAAGCATAAGATCGCGGGATGCCGGAGACAGACTCTCGCCGCACATTTTGAGTAGCTCGTGCGCGGTATTCTCTTCGTCCTGCGACGGTTCCGGCAGCTTGAAGCGGCGCATCCATTTAAGGCAGATTTCACACTGCGCCTTGTCCTCTTGCTGTTTGCGGATACCGTCGGTTATATCAAGCTCTATGAGGTCGAGCAGCGCGTCGGGGTCGCGGGCGAACACTCCGCTGCCGGACGCTCTGTCCATGCTCCTCTTGCCGCCCTGAGCGCCTTTTGAATGGTGGTGGCAGTAGATTACCGCACACCCGAGTTCGGTGCAGACCTTGTCAAATTGGTTGCAGAAATGCGCCATCTGATCTGCGCTGTTTTCATCGCCTGTGATGATTTTATAAATCGGGTCAATGACAATGGCGATATAGTTTTTCTTTGCGGCGCGTCTGATGAGCTTCGGCGCGAGTTTATCCATCGGAATGGACTTGCCGCGCAGGTTCCACACATCGATGTTATGTAGGTTTTCCGCAGCCCAGCCGAGCGTTGTATAGACATCTTTAAAACGGTGCAGACAGCTCGCACGGTCAAGCTCGAGATTGACATACATTATCTTGCCCTGGGTACATTTGAAGCCCAGCCATTCGCGCCCCTCGGCTATGGCGCAGCACAGCTCTATCAGCGCAAAAGACTTGCCGGCCTTTGACGGTCCTGCGACAAGCATTTTGTGTCCCTGCCGCAGAACTCCGTCTATAAGCGGCGGCGCAAGCTCCGGCAGGTCGTTCCACACATCGGCGACGCTCTCCGGATCTGGCAGGTCGTCGTTTATGCTTTCAATCCATTCTTTCCATTCGTTCCATGAGCTCTTGCCGATGTTGGTATCAAGCAGATATTGTTTCTTTCCGTTGCGTTCAACGCCTGGCATACGGCTCAGCCGCGACGGATTTTTGTTCTGGCGGTCGATATCTATGCCGTTTTTCTTGCACACGTCATAGAGGTAATCAACGCGCTTGCGGTATTCGTCAAAGTTTGCGGCATCGATGCGTACAATGGCGTGCAGGCTCTTTCCTCCGCTGTAAACGAGACAGGCAATCGGCAGCTCGAGCTCGCGTATTATCTGGTTTTGATGGGTGATGTCGGTCGTATCGGATTCGACCAGAGCATATCGGAACTCCGTTACATTTTCATTTTTGACGCCTTTGCCGTCCAGAGGATTGAAGCGTATCCACGCCCCCGCCTCCGGCTTGCAATCGCCTATTACGCGACCTATGTCGCCCTCGCATTTGCTCAGAGCCTCTATAAGCTCTCCCGCAGTCCTGGTATACACGCCTTTCGTCGGCAGGTATTTACTGTCTTTTTCCCAGCTTTCGGTGACATAACCGACCGTCTCCCCCGCCTCAAAGAGCGTTTCGAGATATTTGGTAATCTGCTCTACGGGATTCCATTTGTCGGGAATATTCAACTCCTTGCCTTCAATCCAGCTTTTGTCGACAAGAACAAGATCATCCTTTTGTTCTCCGATAACGCTGTCCCAGTCAAGCGCGCCGTCATCTGCCTGAAAATGCCAGCCGTTATCTTTTGCCATCTGAACGATAGTCCCCGCCGTAACCGGTGCAGCGGCACCGTTGAAGGTATTCCACTTTTTTTCGCAGTCGCCGGCATGATAGCGCTTGTCCGGGCGTGACCATTCATCCCAGTCATCGCAGCTGTATCCCTCATGCTTAAGCGCCATGCCGACTTCCACCCATTCGGAATATGTGCAAGCAGCCGGGTCTATGTATTTTATCAGCTCTTTCAGGTCGAGCTTTTCTTCTGTCATATCGTCATTGCCTCCGGTTTATAGTCTTTAGGCACAATGCCGCGCGGAACACGCCAATCGTTTGCAGCTATGCGATTTATCATCTTTGTTGCAGCGTCAAAGCTCCATTCGCCTACATGCAGAAAACCGCGGGATTCCAAAAAGCGTATTTGCTTCGGCGTTGTGAGACCTTCTTCGCGGCGCTTGCTGAGGCGGTCAAGCAGAAGCTTTGCCTTGCCGGCGTTCTCGATTGCGTCGGGAAATATACCGAGCTTTTCGAGCGTTTTAATCTGTTTTTCCGTCGGCGGAGCACATTCCCACCCAAATGCCGGGACATAGCTTGAAAGATCCTGCGCGGAAATCGACATTTCATACTGCAGCGGGTCTACAAGTCTGCGCTTGCGCTTCCTCATTTCCTTGAGCTGCGCCGCAAGAGCTTCTTCACGCTGAGCGACAACATCGCTCTCCGCTTGCTGCTCGGCAGCCTCAATATCGACCGGACAGCCTGCCGCTTCGATATTCTCCGTCATCTTTTTTGCGACCTCTTCGTTTTCACATATCAGATGAGCAGGATGACAAAGTTCATGGCGTTCAGTGTGCCACAAGAAATCGAGCAGCAGAAGATCCTTTTTGCCGGGTGCAAGGCGCGTTCCGCGCCCAACCATTTGGCTGTATAGGCTTCTGACCTTTGTTGGTCTTAATACAATGACACAGTCGACTGCCGGACAGTCCCAGCCTTCCGTCAAGAGCATGGAGTTACAGAGCACATTATATTCGCCGCGCTCAAACGCTTCGATTATCTCCGCTCTGTCCTGACTTCCGCCGTTGACTTCTGCAGCCTTGAAACCGCGCTCATTCAGAATATCCCGAAATTTTTGCGAGGTCTTTATAAGCGGCAGAAACACGACTGTTTTGCGCTCCTTGCAGTTCTTTATCATCTCGTCGGCAATCTGATACAGATACGGATCCAGGGCGTTGTCGATATCGGCCGCCTTGAAATCTCCGTTCTGCATTGCAACTCCCGTCAGGTCGAGATTCAGCGGAATTGTAAGAGCCTTTATCGGCGCAAGATAACCGTCTTTGATAGCCTGCGGAAGAGTGTATTCATAAGCAAGGGAATCAAAGTATGTGCCGAGATTGCGCATATCGCCTCTGTCCGGCGTAGCGGTGACGCCTAAGACATGCGCGCCTCCAAAGTGCTCAAGCACGCGCTGATAACCATCGGAAAGGCAGTGATGCGCCTCGTCGATGATTATGGCGTCAAAATAGTCGCTGTCGAACTGTTCGAGCCGTTTTTCTCTCTGTAAAGATTGCACCGAGCCAACGGTTATACGGTACCAGCTGCCGAGGCAGCTTTCTTCGGCTTTCTCTGTGGCACACATCAAGCCGGTAAATTTCAGTATTTTGTCCGCCGCTTGTTCAAGCAGCTCGCCGCGGTGAGCGAGCACAAGAACCCGCTCACCGTTCTGAACACACTGCTTTGCAACATTAGCGAAAACGACTGTTTTGCCGGTGCCGGTCGGCAGGACAAGCAATGTGCGATTATTGCCGCTCGCCCACTCGTTGAATATTGCCCGTTCTGCTTCCAGCTGATAAGGTCTCGCGTCCAAGGATTAAAAATTCCCCGGAGTGAAAGCGGGACGCTGAGTGGATTCGTCCGGCTCAAGGAATTTTTTGACCTCATTGTAATAATTATCGTTGTAAAGCCTCTGCCCTATCTTGCAGCGGCCTTTTGAACCTACAACCTGCGCCCAGTTCATTCTCAGAGGTTCGCCGTGTTTCTTCTGACCGATACTGATAAAAAACGCGCACACAAGCCCTTCTGTTTTACGCGAGAGGAAAAGATTATGTTTGACGATTGCTGTGCCCTGCGGCGCGTCTATCTGAAGCGTAAGCTCTGCCTTCGGGCAGGCAGACATTTTCTCCGAGCCGTTGAAATAGCCGCGCTCAAAGTTTTTGACGGTGAATTCATATTCTCCTTCCGGTAGAAGTACAAATTCGTTTTCGGCTTCAATAACGCTGTCCCAATCAAGGGCGTCGTTTCTGTTGGTATTGTAGTTTTCGTTCATAGTTAATACTCCTTTTTATTTAAAATTTTCTTATATGATTGACGATGATATCGTAGACCTGCTCCCATGCACCGATAAGGCAACCGTTAATGAAAGCTTCGCCATAATTGAGAATCGGCGTGTCGGCAGTGAAGTAACCTTTCCACGCTACCGCACTTCTAAGCTCATCTTCGGTAACGTTGTTCGCCGTCATGAGTTCACGCAACGCTGCCGGTAAGTCGGAGTTCGGCTCAACGGACGCGGTGAGCTTATCGGTGTCGGCGTCGGCATCGGCGGTAAACTCGTCGATTTTTGCCTTGAGCTCCTCTATGCTTTTTTTCGGCGGGTCGGGTAGCGCATTCGTCTGCGGCTTATCTTCCGGCGCCGCTGCGACATATGCACCGGAAGACGGAATAAACGGTGCGATGACGCTGAAATCGAAATCGACCTCGTCCGGCAGCCCGTATCTGTTCTTCGCATCCCAGCAGGGATGATGATTGGTATACATTACCCTTCTGCCGCCCTGTGCCTTTCTGCTGTCGGTCTTCTCGTCCTTTATCACGAACGTCTTATAGTTGACGAAGAGAACCGTGTCTGCCCATTCTTTTACGATCGGCGCGACATTTTTTGAAAGTTTCATCTCCCAGCGGTCGTATGCGCCGAGCTCGTCCGGCTGCTCAAACTTACGCATTTTGGCGTGAGCGGTCAGCACGACGTTAATACCTTTTGATATAACCTCATTGAGCAGGTCAAGAAGCCTGCCGAACTCTTCGTAGAGCTTTGTATAGCCCTTGCCGTATCCGAAGTCCTCAATGCTCTGTTTGTGATTTACGGAACATATATGATTACTTGTAAGCTGCTCTGCCCAGTCCGCTGTGTCGATGACAAGCGTCATACACAGTTCGGGGTGATCGCGAACATATTTGACCTCTTCGAGAAGCATCGTCCAACTGCTCGGTTTGTCAAAACGCTTAACGTTCAGCCTCTTTGTGCTGCCTTCCGTGTCGATGAAAATCGCGCCCGGGAACTTGGAAGCAAAGGTTGATTTGCCGATTCCCTCCGGACCGTAAACTATGACCCGCTGTGCATCTTCGATTATTCCTGATGTTATGTTCATTAAAACTGTCCTGCCTTCCATGCTTTTTTAGTCTCCATCGGTTCGTTCACCACATATCCGTCCTCTATAAGGACACTGCATTCATCGCCGGTGCTGACCCTCGTTGCTATCGCCTGCAGCCCCTCAGACTCAAGCCATTTGCCGAACTCAGCAAGAGTGTCAAGATCCATCTGCTCGAGCTTATCAAGCAACACAAACCCGCAACTGGGGTTGAGCTTGCGCACGATGGCCGTGGAAACCTTGAGCTGATCCGCTCCGGACATATTGTCCCACTTGAAGCCGTTGTATGTCAGCTCGCCATCCTTGACCGACAGCCCCGGCAACGGAAGCTGTGCGGACTTGAGCAAGTCGGTTTTCTTTTGCCTGACATCTTCAAGCTCGTTCGTCAGCTGGCTGTACTGAGTCTGATACGCTTTCGCATCCTCTTCCGCTTTCTCTTTTTCAAGGTTGGCACGGATTTTAATGTTGATTTTCTCAACATTTTCAATGTCCTCTTCAAGCTCGGCGGTGCTCAGATCCTCGAGGTGCTCCGTCTCCATGTGCGCAATTCTGAGGTCATCCATAAGGCTCTGCTGCTCAGTCATAAGACGTTGAAGCTCAGCCTGGATTCCGTTTATTTTGCTGTTGACGGCGTCATAGTGATGCTGTATCTCGGCGGCTCGGTCACGCTTGCGCTTATTCTCGGCGTTATGCGCCATAATACCTTGCTGCTGTTTGATAAGCTCGGATGCGGAAATCAGCTGCTCCGGTACATCCGGATACTCCGTCATCTCTCTGGCATACTTGAGTTTCTGATCGGCTATCTGTCCAATCATGTGGCGCTTGTTGTAGAGCTCCGTCTCGTCGTGCTCAAGCTGTGCGAGCCGGTCTCCGACGCCGATAATGCGCAGCAGTGTATCGGTTTTTTCTTTATTTGATGCCGTCAAAAATCTCGGCAAGTCCAGCGCGAGCTGAGAAACGAACTCGTTAATAAGCTGCTGACCGCCTTTTCTGCCGGTAGGGTCTGTGACTTTCAAGGTGCTGTTCTTCCCGGTGCGCTCCACTATGATGCCGCTGTCCATTGTGATTTTGAGATTGGGCGGCAGTACAGAACCCTCACGCTGTGGCTCTGACGGACGGAACCTGTCGCCTCCGAGTGCCCACGCTATGCTGTCGAGCACTGAGGTCTTTCCCTGACCGTTACGTCCGCCTATCACGGTCAGACCGTTTTCGGTAGGCTCGATTTTGACTGCCTTAATACGCTTTACATTCTCGAGCTCAAGGCTGTTTATCTTCATTTGACTTTGTTCTCCCTTCATGTTATTATGATATTGAGGTTTTTACCTTTGCCGTCTTCGCTGCCCACTCAGCGTTGGCGGCTTTTATAATATGCGCAGCCGTCTTCCGTCGGCGGCGAACTGCGGAAAATCCCGGTCTCGTGGGTGTATATACATGCCGTGCCGTCCCAGTCGCCGCACGGAGCCGAAAGTCTGCGACGCCAGTCACAGCTGTTGCATATCGCCATTTTGCGCCACGGTCCGTTTCTCATGCGCTTCGGTTCCGGTGTCGGTGCAGCAGTGGGCTGTTGCCGTTGGTCGGTCAAGCCGGCGAGATAATCAATTGACACATCAAAATACTGTGCTATGTTAACTGCCATCGGCAGCGACGGACAGCTCTTGCCGTGCATATACGCCGATACCATGTTAGGCGCGGTGCCGAGTGCCGCGGCAAGGTCTTTCTGCGTGACTTTCGGCACGCTTTCGCGCATCAGGTCTTTTAGCCTGGCAGCAAGGATCTGCACATCGAACGGGCTTTTAGTCGTCTGATTTCCCATTGCGTTTTGTCTCCTTTCTGTTTAAAATTTTTGCTTTGAGGTCGTCCTCAAAAGCTATGAGCTTGTCCTCATGCCAAAAGCCATAGATGATAAGCACGACGACAAGGATCTCAAAAGCGGTTTGAATTGCAAATTTAAGTGCCATTTTCTTTCTCCTCAAAAAAGCTCATTTGTCTTTCGCTCCAATCGCTATATCTGTCCTCCCACTGCACCCCTATGTAGTCCAGCACCCTGCCCCAGCCATATCTGTCATTGGTCTTTGGGTCGGTCACGCATCGGTACATCCAAAATTCCCACTCTTTTTCGTTTTTCTCCCGAAGTCGGTCAAATCGATGTGGGCGTTCTTCAAGGTGTATGCCAAAGCCGCACATGGAACAGCCCGTCCTTTGCGCTCCTGTGGTGTACAGCTCTCCTATGTCACCCTCCCACCTCTGATTACGCGACTTAATCTCGCCGTATATTTCAGGAATTGGAACGTTTAATTCTGTCGCAAGCTTTAAAAGGTCTTGTCTCGTGAATATTGCAAACGGGCAGGATCTTATGGATGTTTTCCCGAAATAATTGCATCCATTGAGCATCAGGCTCTTCTCTCTTCTGCCTCCCTCCGAAGCCATAAGACCAAGAAACGGAACACTGTTGTGCTCTTTAGCCCAATCATTACAGGGCTTCTCCTTGAGGTAATAACAGCATTTGTCACTCACAAGAAAGTTGGGTTTTTGATATTCAACGCCCTCATTCTCGTTTTCATATCCGCCGAACAAATTTAGCCATTTTTGCGGCAGTTTCATTCGGCTATTGGTACGGTTCCCGCCATATTCGCCTGTCTCGCCTGTAATTATGGCGTGTCTGACTGTTGCGTTATCAGGAGTGGGATTTTGTAATAGGTAGATTTTGTTCGCCTTTTCCTTGGACAGAACAGGAAACCCGAACTCCTGTAGAATCTGCGCCTTTGTCCACGGCTTCCCATCCGAACGGAGCGCCGGCTTTAAGCGCTCAACACCGAGCTGCTTATGTACGCGCTGAATGCTTACATCTTCGAGGCTTGAGACACTCACAGCAGGAACGTCAATTCCGATATCGCGCAGAAATAGTAGCAGTGTGATGCTGTCCAGTCCTCCGACGGAAACATGGCAATTCAACCCCCGCTTCTCGCACTCCTGCACGAAAAACTCTGCAACCTCTCTCGCGTGAGCCACCTTCCGACCATATGACCATTCCTGTTTTTGTCTAAAAGCCTTAATCGTCCATACGTCGGCTTCGGACAGACCCTTTTCCCAGCCCATGTTACCCCTCCTCAAAAAATCGGTGCCCACCGATGGTGCAAACATAGGTCTGCGACTCATGCCATTCGCTACTCACAAGCGCCGGTGCGTAGAAGAAAAGTATCTTCGCGTCTGTCACCGTCTCGCCGGCATCAAAGACCGCGGCGACGGCTTCCCTCGTCTCTGCGTTCGGTTCTACCCGGCGGTCGGTGTAACCATACTCCGCAACTATCTCCACGGGGCGTTTGCCGGTCTTTTCACACGCATTTAAAATGCACTGTGAGACCGCCATTTTGCCATCAAACGGCTCGATTCCCGATTCAGCCATAACAACCTCGCATATAAGCTCTCGCTCGTCTGCGGTCAACCGGTAGCGTGCTGTGGGTATCTGCGCCGATACCGCCGGTTCAGGCGCAGTAATCGGTTCTGTCTCCGGAAGCGCTGCCGCCGCGAAAAGCAGGACGAGCGCCAGCACTGCGGCAATTGTTAAAAATCCTTTTGTCATTTTGATGTCTCCTTTCTGTTTTTGCCCTTAGCTCACCATCAGACCGATGTCTCCGCGCTTGAACTGCTCAAGCCGGTCAAGCCTAATGTGGTACGAGTACGACCCGCTCGGATTTTTGATTGCGATGCAGAAGGTGCATTGTCCCTCCCTCGCGAGCAGACGAATCTGATGCGGCGGTATGTAGATAACCTCTCTCAGGTACATTGACGCCTCGTCGACTGACATAAGTGACATTCTTTTACGCATGGTTTTTGTCTCCTTTCACGAGAGCGCTTTCAAAAAGCGTTCTTTTCCTTTTACGGTGATAAGCATCTGAACGCCCGTCCAGTCGGTCTTATCGTTGTATGTCTCTTTGACAGTGAACAGCCCGGAATCGACATAATCGGCATAGGGCATCAGCCTGCCGCGCTTGTCGCGGTAAATGTACTTGTGGTCTATAAGCCACTTTACGAAGTCGTTCTGCTTCATCCCGAGAAGCTTCGCCGTTTCTCTGACGCTGGTAAGACTCTCGCGGTCGCACAGGCCGTCAAAATATTCCGCTTTCGGCTGCATAATGGCGTTCTGAACTGAGAGGTTGGCGTTTATAGCTTTAAATCTTTCAAGCCTTTCCTCAGCCATTCTGAGGGCTCTCGACATCACCGCTTCGGGCGAGTTCCACTTTCTTTCGAGCTGCAAGAAATACTGCCTCGCCTGCTTACCCCGTTCGTTGCGCTGAAGCATACAGATCTCTTTTGCCATATCGATGGTAAGTTGTGCATCGTCTACGGTTCTTGATACAGCTCTCGAACCTTCGATCTGAACCCGCTCATTTTTGAGCAGGTTGAAATCCTCACCAGCCGCAAAGCCGTATTCGCACATTCTCGGGAACCAATCTTTGTAGGCAGTTTTGACTTCCAAGAATTCGTGCAGGTCTCTCGCTAAGACCGTAGGTCTGTCGCTTTCATAGTTGATTTTGATTAATTCGTTCATTTACAAAGCTCCTTATCATTTAATTTATTTGTTGGGTATGTTTACAGCTTTCATTTCATAATTTACAGCATCGAATATTGACTTTTCGGCAATCGACTTGTATACTTTTTTCGAAAGGATGTGTAATTTTGAAGAAAACAATTTCAGCGATAAATATTGAAACAAATGTGCCGGAAACTATTAAATATTACCCTGTTAAAGAATGTCCCTTATGCCATGTTTCTTTTGATGGAACACATTTGTCCGGATATTATTCACACGCTTATTTTGATGACGGCAAAGAAAATCTCGGTAAATATTTCCTTTATGTAACCCATTTTTGTTACTCATGTAATCAGGCCTTTTTAGGTGTATATCACAATGCTCCCAATGGTCTTTTCGAGTTGTTGTGTGCTGTACCGAAAACAGTCCGCAACATCGATTTCTCGCCTGCAATCAATAAGCTCTCTCCTCTTTTTGTCTCCACCTATAATGAAGCCTTGGAGGCAGAAGAAAGTAATCTTTTACGCATATGCGGATTGGGGTATAGGAAATCTCTCGAATATTTGATTAAGGACTACTTAATATATAAAGAGCCTGATGAAAAAAGTAAGGTTCTCGATACTTCGCTTGGAACATTAATAAAAAACAAAATAGAAAGTAATAAGCTAAAAACTCTCGCAAGTAGATCCGCGTGGTTAGGAAATGATGAAGCCCATTATTTGAAGTATCACGAGGAATACGACATTCAAGATTTAAAGGAATTTATTACTGCTATTGTTACATTTTTCGATGCCGAACTCAGCGTAGATAAAGCACTTAAAATAAAGTCGAAGAAAAGTCAATAATCCCTCGCTTCTTTTTTAGCTATCAATGTTCCGTCGAGTTTCCAGAAGCACTCCTGCATTCGCACGGGGTTGTTCTCTTCACCTGTTCCTATCAGACCACGCGTCCATATCACAGGAATAATCTTAGCCTGCCGCGTCCCGTATTTGGGGTGCGGCTTTTTGCTATCATTCATAGTTTCATCTCCTTTCTTCGACCCTCAAAGGTCGAGTATTTTGAATGACCCATCGCGCTCAAAAGTCGCTTTAAAAGCGACTCAATGACCAAAAAAAATCGACGCTGGATTTTTGATGTCGAGGATACTTATCATAGCCTCTATCTCGTTGCTGTTAAGAACGCCTTTGTTGAGCTTGCGATTAAGCGTAGCTTCATGAATTCCCATTCGCTTCGCTACATCCGCCTGGGTCATCCCGTGTGCTCGTATTAAGCCTTTAATTTCATCCGTAGCTATCATATTTTCACCTCCTTAGTCGCTTTTTACGCTACTATACTAACATTCAAAAGAACACTTGTCAAGCGTTTTTGCAATATTTTTTCGCTTTTTAGTTGACTTTTGCCGCAAATCTGCTACAATGGTCATGGAGGTGCGAGATATGTCTTTAGGTAATAATATAAAATATGCACGAAAGGCCGCTGGCTTAACACAAGAGGATATTGCCAGAGAAATCGGCGTTTCCAAACAAACTGTCCAAAAATACGAGAGCGGCATCATCACCACTATCTCATCCGATAAAATCGAGATTATCGCGAAATTGCTCAGAACTACACCGGCTAAATTGATGGGCTGGGAAGACAACACATCAGCACAATCATTTAAGCTTTTTTCTCCCAATGTAACTGATGACGTGGTTACCTTTCCGGTTCTTGGCAGTATCGCTGCGGGGTACAATGAGACGGCTATAGAGGACTGGAGCGGAGAAACAATAGATGTCCCGCGCTCTTTTCTCAAGGGACGAAGCAAATCCGACTTTTTTGTTCTCAAGGTACACGGCGATTCAATGTATCCCACATACCACACCGACGATAAAGTCCTCATTCTTCGGCAAACCTTTGTCGAGCGCAACGGAGATGTCGGAGCCGTTATATATGATGGAGAATGCGCGACGCTTAAGCGTGTCGAAATTTTTGACGATATGGTGAGGCTCAGTCCGCTTAATCCTTCCTACCCACCCAAAGAATTGACAGGCGCAAATCTCGAGCAGTATCACATCATCGGCGTTCCTTATCTCCTCGTGAGAGAGATAATTAAAAACTAATAGTAAGGGTGGTTTAAGGTTTGAAAGAGAAAGGTTTACAGATAGGTTTGTACATAGTTTCTGCGATGTCGATTCTAACGGGATTCGTTACACTGCCTTCCGGCGGTATAGTCGCTGTTGTATCCGGTATAGGCGGTATCATCCTTACCGTGCTGTTGTCTAAGCGAACAAAGGAACTTAACAAAACTATTAATGACAAAGACTATGAAATCCAGTGTTTAAATAACAGTGTAGTAAATAATACCACTGAACTTGTCGCACTCAAAAGACACCAGGAAGAGCTCGGATTTACCACCTACGATGAGACAAAAGCCGCTACGGATACATTGCAAAAGCTAATTGAGAGTTATAACCAGACCATTGAGAAACTCCGGGACTCTATACTCGAACAAACAGAGCTTAGTGAGAAAGCCGAGAAGCGTTTAAAAACAGCGCAGAATAAGCTTAACCGAATCAACGAACTTTACAGAAGCATCAGCTACACTGTCAAGGAATTCGGCAACGGCGCGGATATTAATCCTCTCGCGTCTGATCTGCTCGAACTCGATGACTTGCTTCCGACCGTCACCCTCAAGCTGCACTGCTTTGATGTCAAGGATCTCCGCAAGGCTTTCCGAGCAAATGATAAGCAGATTGAACAGGTCATGCAGACATACGCTGCGAGATACACTACAAAGACCAACCAGACTATCTACAGACTCATGGTTATTGCTCTTCGTGCTGAGCTTCAGAATATCCTCTTGAGCCTGAAATATGAAAAGCTCGACCAGGGTATCGAAGATGTAAAGAAGGTAACCGCTAAATATCTTGCCATTGCCGAGGAAGGCAATCAGAATATAGCCGGCACGCTGAAGAAGTTCGTCGGCGAAATAGAATACCTATTTATCAATGCCGTAAAGATAGAGTACAACTACTATGTCAAAAAAGAACAGGCTCGCCAAGAACAACTCGCAATCAGAGAGCAAATGCGTCAGGAAGCCGAAGATCGTAAAGCTCTCGCCGAAGAAAAGAAAAAGATTGAAGCAGAAGAAACAAAATATAACAACGAAATCCAGTCGCTCAAGGATAAGCTCGCCGCAGCCAACAGCGAAGAGGTCAATCTGCTTCAGGCGCGAATCCTCGAACTCGAGTCCCAGCTTTCCGATGTCGCAGTCAAGAAGGACAGCATAGTCAAGCTTCAGAATGGCACTGCCGGAAACATTTACATAATCAGTAATCTTGGTTCGTTCGGCGATAAAGTGTTCAAAATCGGTATGACCCGCAGACTCTATCCGCAAGATCGCATTGACGAGCTTGGCAGCGCGAGCGTACCGTTTAAGTTTGATGTTCACAGCTTTATATTTTCTGATAACGCCGTGGCTCTCGAAGGTGCCCTACACGACCGCCTTGATGCGCAGCGAGTGAACAAGGTCAACCGCCGAAAAGAGTTCTTCTATTCCTCTGTGGACGAGCTTGAGTCTATAGTCAATGAGATAGATCCGACAGCGGAATTTAACAAGACCATGATGGCAACGGAATTCCGTCAGTCTCAGTCCTCCGATGAGACATACACCGATGATTATCGCAGTGATGTTGACTTTGAAGATGACGACGATTAAATAAAAAAGAACCCCCGGTGTTCCAGCACCGAGGGTTCGAGAATCAACACACACCATGCGTATAGAGTGGATTGATATAATTATTATATCATCCGCTCCGGCAAAACACAAGTGAAAAGGAGCGGATTTTTTAATGGCAAAGCGTGAAAACGGTGAAGGCAGCGTATATAAACGCAAGGATATCAAGCGGCGTCCCTGGGTCGTCGCGCTGCCGGCAAGTTATAGCCTGGACGAGCAAGGCAAGATGATTAAAAAGCAGGAAATCCTCGGGCACTACGCATCGAGCAAAGAGGCAAAGGCTGCTCTGGCGCAATACATCGAACACCCGGTCACAGAGATAAACATGACCGTTGATGATTTGCATACGATATGGCTATCACGCCCGGAGTATAAAAACATATCCAAACAGTCTCGGGATTGCTACAACGCCGCCTGGAAAAAGATTCCCGAAGATGTAAAGGCTATCAAAATGCGTGAACTAAGAACAGAGGATATGCAGAGCTGCATTGACGCACACCTTGAGCAAAGCGGCACGTCTTTGTCGTACATTAAAAGTTCCTTTTCTCGGCTCTACGCGCTCGCATTGGAGCGTGATATCTGCCATAAAGACTATTCCAAATTTGTAAAATTGCCGAAGAAAAAGAAAAACGAGATACACCCGTTTAACGCAGAAGAAGTCGAGAAGATAAAGAAGGCTGCGGAAAACCGTGTCCCGTATGCGGATGTTATACTCATACTGATCTACACCGGTTTCCGCATCTCCGAACTGCTCGCCTTAACTCCGGATGACTACATCATCGACGAGCAAATACTTATTGGCGGTCTGAAGACCGAAGCCGGAGAAAACCGCCATGTCCCCGTATTGCCGATCATAAAGCCTTATATTGAGAGAAGATTAAATGTTGGAGGACAAAAGCTCATATGTAAGGATGACGGCACCGGTTATAGTTCGTGCTATATGCGCAAAAAGTATTATGATGCGCTTGACGCCATCGGAGTACGACGGCTATCGCCGCACAGTTGCCGCAAGACTTGCGCCACGATGATGGTCGAAAACGGCGTAACACCCGAAGCCACACAGATGATTTTAGGCCATGAGGAATACAGCACAACGCTGAAATATTATGCCCTTGTATCGGACGAAACGCTGCAAAAAGAGATGTCGAAAATATCTTAAAAATCCGTAGTAACCCCGTAGTAACGCCTGCTTCAAGCCTACTTTTTTATGCCGTTTGTATCAAGCGCAACCACAATATATAGTGGTTTTCGCCCCAAAAAATTCAAATATACACCATATTGGCTTGCTTCGGGACCAAGAGGCCATGGGTTCGAATCCCGTCACTCCGACCATGGCGAGTGTTCTTACAGCATTTGAAAAGCTGTGAGGACACTCGCTTTTTTCTGCTCAAACAGCGGGTCTGTCGTCGGTCGTGTAGCTCACGAAC